TGTCATCAGGGGCGGGACCTCGGCGTCGAGGTCTTTGCCCAGCTTCTTCTGCACGCCGATATCGATGGCGATGTCGTACTGACTGACACTGCGCGTGGAACCGCTGATCTCGACGGCCTTCGGCACGACCGTCACCTTCAGCGTTGCCAGGTCCGCCAGCTCCCGGGCGGGCAGAACCTGCCTCTGGGCGTCGACCGCCTGGCTGAGCGTCTCGGGGTCGGCGGCATTGATCTCGTCCGCCACAGCGTCAGCGATGTCTACTGCCAGTCCCACAGGTCACCCCGCAATCCATTGGAAGATGCTTGAGATGGCCGCGACCACGGTCGCGCCGACGATCAGCCACACCAGCTTGGCCTGCCGCTTGGCGTCCTGCTCCAGGCGGTCCAGGCGGATCATGATGCCCGGCCTGCCATTACCGCGGATGGCCTCGTCAAGCCGATCGAGCTTGGCGTGGATCACTTTAAAATGGCTTTCGAACGTCGGCTCGGTCATACGTCGGCTCCGATGTCCTTCGTGTGGATGCGGTACGTCTGGCGGTACGGGTCCGACCAGCGCCAGCAGCCGTCACCACCGAGGTCCATGACCTCGTACTTCTGGCCGTCGGCGACGATCACGTCGCCGGCCTCCGGCTCCAGCGGCAGCTCATCGGCGAGGATCAGGAAGTCCACCACATGCGTGCGGATCGCCCCGCCCTCGTCGTCCGTGATCTCGAACTCGGTACGGCCGAAGGTGGCCGCCACATACGCGTCGGCCTGACCAGCCCGGCGGTACGTCACCGGGCTGGTCATGTGGGCCGAGCGCTGCTGCGCCAGCCACGTCAGGCCGTCGCGAAGGAGATCACCCACTTACCTACTGCTCCAGGCGAACGCGGACGGTGGTGGCGGTGTCACCTGCGGCGGCGACGACCTTGCCGAGGTATTTGTTCGCGCCGGCCTCGTCGTCGGTCTTGGCGACGCCGTCGGCGACGTCCCAGTAGACCTTCGCGCCGGCGGTGATCGCCTCGCCGACACCGGCGGTTTTGGGGACATCGAATACACCGGTGACGGCCAGAGCGCCCAATGCGCCCGAGGTGATGTCCAGCTTGGCGATGCCGACCAGGTCGTTCTGCACCACCACGTCCCCGGCGCTTACATCAGCGCCGGGCGTGTAGTCGATGCTCTTGCCGTCATGCACGAAAGTTGCGGTTGCCATGCGTCATTGCTCCTTGATGGTTGAAGGAAGTCATGCCCTCAGAGGAGGGGCGAGGATTACGCCTCGCCCTTCATCCGGAGCGCCCCTCGGTAATCCTGCTCGCGGACGCCGAAGTCGATGTACCCCCGGAACATCACGCCGAGCGTGTTGAAGTCCGCGTCGGTCTTTTCGACCGTCGGCCTGTCGACGCCGTTGAGGAACGCGACCTCGATCGCCGGCACGCGGTTGGGGTCGGCCATCAGGTACCACGCCTTGCTCGACGCGCCGGTGAACGACGCGTTCGACAGGTACACGCTGGAGACCACATCGAACTTGCCGACGTGGGGGTTGGTGTTCGGCTTGCCCTTGTTGGCGGTGGTGGTCTCGTTGAGCAGCAGGCTCTTCATGAGCATCTCCGCCGGCACCTTCAGCGCCGTCGGCACCAGCAGGAGGCTCGGCGGGATGCTCAGCGGCTTGCCGTTGGGCTTGGTCTGACTGGCGAAGGCGACCTCCGCGTCGGTCAGACCGTCAACCGTGAGGGCAGTGTCCGCGCCCTCGCGGTAGTTGTTGTGATCGGCGTGGAAGAACGCCTTGCCGTCCGACTGCACGGGATTGCGAAGCCACAGCCCCCACACCGCGTCGGCGATCGCCTCGGCCGCCCCCATCCCGATCTGGCGGGGGATGTCGGTGAACGCGCCCATGTCGTCGTTGATGATCATCTGGCGCGTCAGGGCGAACATGATGCCGTGCGTGTCGGCCTTCTGGGCGAACTGCTGCTCACCCAGTTGGCCGTGCTTCAGTTCGCCGTCGGGACCGACCTGCTGGAACTGGAAGCTTCCGGTCATCCGGTAGCGGGTGTGCTCCTTGAAGTCGTTGACACTGGCGATCTTCGCGATCCGCCGCCAGGCGTCCTCGACGTAGTTGTAGCCCTCCAGCAGCATCTTGTTGGCGATGTTCGACAGAATCCCCGGCAGCGAGGTCGTGCTGAACGCGGCCTGCAGCCAGCCCGCGGCGTCGCGCCGGAAGCGCGGCAGGTGTTGGCCGGAGGCCAGCTCGCAGAACTCCTGGATGCCGACCCCGCGCAGCTTGTCGGCGGCCTCGAGGACCGGCTCGGCGTATTTCGCCTCGATCCGCGAGTTCGGCAGCCCCGACGCCATCAAGGCGACGGCCTCGAAGACCTGGGGGCTGGTGTTGCGCGGGGTAGAGCGTACCGCCGGGGACGCCGGACGGGACGCACGCAGGATGTGCAGCTCGACCTTCGTCTCGTCCCAGCCTTCCTCGATGGCCTGGGCCTCGATGTCGGGGTGCTTGCCGCCGCAGAGCTTGTGGATGGCGTCGACGCGGCGCGTCTCGGCGGCCATGCGCTGGCGCATCTCGGTCAGGATGTCTTCGTCGGACGCGGCGTTGACGGTCCCCGGCGTTGCGGGGGCAGCAGGCGCGGCCTTCGGCTCCGGCGCGGCCACGTCCGTCGTCTTCGTTTTTGTCTCCTTCTCGTTGGCGGCGGCGTCGGTGGTCTTGTCGGTGCCGGCGGTGTTGGTGCTGCCATCGATCTGCCCCGCGTCCTGCTGGGCGTCCTGATTCGTGGCGTCGGTTCTGGTCATGGACGACTGCGTGGCCGTATCCGCGCCGCTGTCTACAAACGAGATCTCTTTGAGGACGGCCTTGCGGACCACGTGAAGCGGGCCGTCGAAGGTCCGGCCGTTGACGTCTGTCTTCTGGCCGTTGGGGATGAACTCGGCGTCCACAACCGCCGCGCCGATGCTGGCCTGCCAGGGGAATCCGTTGGCGGCGCTCTTGGCCACATCACGGGCCCAGGAGGTATCGCGGCTGATCAGCCCCTCGGCGACCACCTGGCCGTTCTCGACGGCGACCCGCTGCGTGTGGCCCACCCCCTGGCGGGGATTGTGGTCCAGTCGGATGGGGATGTCCTGACGGTCGAGGGCGAGGCCCTCCAGGTCGACCACCACCGGGTGCGGAAAGCCGCTGATCCGCATCACGCCGCCGGTGTAGGCGACCAGGCGGAAGCTCGGCATGGGCTTGTCGCTGCTGGTGGCCGCCTCGACCGTCAGGGGGCAACGGAACGTCAGGTATTCAGGCTGCTTGGTGCTGTTCGACATCCGTGTCGATCTCCTCGTCTTCGTCTTCCGTGGGCTCTTCCGGCACCTGCGGTGCCGTCAGGCCGAGCTCATCCATGAGCTGCTTTTCCTTCGCTCGCTGTCGCAGCTCGGTCTCCCAGTCCTTGCCCTGGCGGGCGTACTCGGTGGCGAGCGTGGTCGTATTGCTGGCCAGGCGAGTGGCTTGGGCGTTGGCCTCCTTGGCCGGATCGACATGCTCGGTGCCGTCGAAGAACCACTGGTGTGCGATCGCCGGCAGGCGGCGAAGCATCGCCAGTTCCGTCGTCAGCATCGCCTCATACACCCAGACGGCGAAGATGCGGTCCAGGACCGTTTCGGCCAGGTGGGCCTGCTCGACGCGGATCGCCTTGTAGTACGTCTGGTGGTCCAGCCGCCCCGAGGCGTAGTTGTAGCCGCTCGAATTGCAGGCCGCGATGTTGTACGGCAGGTTCAGGCACCTGGCGATCTCATTGAGAATCTCCCGCTTGAATTCGCCGTAGGCAGTGGCCGGCTGCTGCGCCTCGACCTGCCCCAGCCGCCAGCCGTCTGGCAGCACGGTAGCCATCCGCTTTTCGAGCGAGACGACGTCCATCGGCTCCAGGGCCTGCGCTTCTCCGTTGGCGGGGGCATCCGTGAAGAGCACCGCCGCGAAATCGGCGGCGGTCTCGGCGGCGGCGATCACCGCCAGCGTGTAACGCCGCAGCTGTGCGAACAGCGGCAGGGCCGGCGTGATCTCGGGGATGCCCCGGTGCTGGCCCGGCCGTTCGGCTCGGAACCAGTGGACGACCGCGTCGGCGGCCACGCGATCGTACTCGGACTTCCAGGCGGCCAGATCGCCGGGATGCTGACGCAGGATCGTGTACGTCTGCGGGTTGCCCCAGGCGTCCAGCGCGCTGCCGTCGATGTCATCCTCGCTCGGCCACACCGACATCACCGGCGACGCCACGCGGTCCGCCTCCACCAACTGCACGTCCAGGGCCACGGGCGAGTCGACCTGGGGGTTCGCCGTCAGGACGGCGAACGTTTCACCGTCGGTCGCCTTGGCCATCCGCATCGTGCGGAGCTTCTCAGCCAGGTTGACCGCCCGCGACCAATCGGCGAATGCGGCCTCGATGGTGCGGTTCGCCTCGGCATTATCGGTCAGCAGCTGCAGACGCGGTCCCGTGCCG